CAGTTTCATCAACAAACACCGTTATCGCTGACCATTTAATGGAATTAAATACCGGAGCTACTTCTAATACCAATGATCTTGGTATCATAATGGAACGTGGATCCACAGGTAACAACGCGTTTATAGGATTTGATGAATCAGAAGATAAGTTTATTGTTGGTACTACTACTGCCAATGCAGATGCAACCGGTAACCTTTCAATCACAACTGGGACACTGTTAGCTAACGTTGAAGGTGCGCTTACAGGTAACGCCGCAACAGCAACAAGATTTGATTCAGCTAGAGACTTTACATTCACAGGTGATGTAACTGGTTCAACCACCACTGACTTGGGTGGTAATCTATCAGTTGCTTTGACGATTGCTGCTAACGCAGTCTCATCTGACGAACTTAATTCTGCTTCCACGCTGTTGATTAAGAATACTGCTGGTACAACTCTCAAAACTGTTATCGGAGCTGGAGCATAATAGATGGCCAATCCAACTTCACGTGCGACCCTTATTGATTATGCTAAACGAAGACTTGGTGACCCAGTCATCGAGATCAACGTCGACGAAGATCAGTATGAGGATCGCCTTGATGAAGCAATACAGTACTATCAGGAGTTTCATTCTGACGCAACTCATCGTGCGTATGTTTCGCATGAATTAACAGCCGCTGATGTCACAAATAAGTATATCACAACAAACTCTAATGTACATTTTGTATCAAGGGTATTTCCATTCATTTCAAGTGCGACAGCATCGAAGAGTCTGTTCAACTTAAGATATCAAATGCACTTATCAGAGCTGACTGACATGTCTCAGTTTGCTGGTGACATCGCGTACTATGAACAAATTCAACAGTACCTTTCTCTGTTGGATCAAACACTGAATGGTCATTCAATGGTTGACTTTGCTCGTAGACAGAATAGAATTTACATTCATGGTCACTTCGAAGATTTAGATATTAAAGCCGGTGACTATGTTGTGTACGAGTACTACAGTACCATTGATCCTGATACTCATACTTCAATTTATAATGACTTATGGTTAAAAGAATATGTTACTGCGCTGTTTAAAATGCAATGGGGTATGAATCTTATAAAGTTTGAAGGAATGCAGTTACCTGGTGGTGTAATTATTAACGGCCGTCAGTTATACGACGATGCAATAGGAGAGATTCAAGATTTAAGAGAGAGGATTAGACTCGAACACGAAATGCCGGCTGACTTCTTTATAGGGTGATAGATTATGAAAAATATTTACTTTCGGCAGGATGTCAAATCAGAACAGAATCTGTATGAAGACATCGTTATTGAGTCACTCAAGATATACGGGCAAGATGTATTTTATCTTCCTCGCACTACTGTCTTTGAAGACAGAATATTTGGTGATGAGATTCCAGCGAAGTACACATCAAGCTATAAGATAGAAATGTATATTGACAACATCGAAGGATTCGATGGAGAGGGAGACCTTTTCACTCGTTTCGGTGTTGAGATTCGCGATGAAGCAACCTTTGTGGTATCTCGTCGTAGGTGGAAGTCAACTATCGGTAGAGTAGACAATAACATAAACAGTGAGAGACCAAGGGAAGGAGATTTAATATATCTTCCGCTTTCTAACTCAATGTTTCAGATCACTCACGTCGAACATGAGATGCCTTTCTATCAACTGTCTAACTTACCTGTGTTTAAATGCCGTGCGCAGTTATTTGACTATAATGATGAAGACTTTGATACGAAGGTCGACGTCATCGATAATATCGAAGAACAAGGTGCTTATCAGTATATTCTTACCTTGGATTCAGACAGTCAGTACATAGTAGCCGGACAAACAGTTACTCAGCCGATCGCTGGTGGTGTAACTATGGTTGGTGAAGTAATTAAGTACTCAGATAGTGACAATAAACTGTATGTTGGTCATGTGGGTGCCAGTGATGGAAAGTTCCACAACTTTATTACGACTGACTCCGCAGGTAATAAGATCACAATAGCTGGAAGAACCAATCTTGCGATTGGTGACTCCGATCTTACTGTTACTTTTGTAAGTGAAGTAAACACCATATCTGAAAACGAACAGAACACAGACTTTGGAACATTTGGCGACGACTTCTTAGACTTTAGCGAATCAAATCCATTTGGCGATCCATCGGGGAATGATTAATGAGCGACGACTTTTTTGATTTTGGATTTACAGCAGTTGATGAGAACGAACTCGAGGCTGTTCAAAAGGCTGCAGCGCAGACTGAAACAGTTGCTGCGGAGAAAATGAATACTCAAGAAAAGATAGATAAATTATACAATGCCATTGTACCTCTGTTAAATAACCTTAAGAAGAACCCAGAAAAAGAATATATCCTCTGGCCAGATAGGTTAAATAAAGTAGAACAGTTTGAAACTCACTTACAGAAGATATATAACAGCTAATGTTTGGAACACACTTTTATCACGAGAAAACAAGACGAGCAGTTGCCATCTTCGGTAAACTGTTTAATAACTTGTATGTGATTCGTAAGAACTCAGCTGGTGCTGCAACGTCGCAAGTGAAGGTGCCGTTAGCATATGCACCGAAGGCTAAGTACTTAGATCGAATACGTGAGAATCCAAATCTCGACACTAACACCAAAGTAGCAATTAAGCTTCCACGTATGTCATTTGAGATCACATCGTTAGTATATGATAACCAAAGACAGGTAGCTAAGACGAATAATTTCACACGTTTTGGCACTTCAGACAACAATAGAAATAAATTTTTTACAGGAACACCATATGTAATATCGTTCCAATTAAACATATATACTAAGACTCAGGATGATGCATTACAGATTGTTGAGCAAATTTTACCAACGTTCAACCCACAGTACTCAATTACCCTAAAACCGTTCTCGGACCACCCCGATATACTCGAAGACATACCAATTGCTATCAATGGTGTGTCTTTTCAGGACGACTTTGAAGGTGACCTAGGTGCTCGTAGAACTATCATTTACACACTCGACTTCTCGATGCATATCCGATACTATCCTGCGTTGACCGAGGGAGAGATCGTTCGCGATGTTCGAGCAAAAGTGTTCGATATCGGTGCAGGACTTGCTGATTCAGATATTAGACTTAACACAATACAAATTTTACCGAAACCAACCACATTGAATATATTAGCAGACTCCGACTTCGGATTCACAAGGATAGATTATGGCGCAGACTCCGACGCTTCGTGACAGTAACAATCCCGACTACGATTACTCTCGGGAAACATATTACGAATTAATTGAAAAAGGTAAAGACGCACTTGATAATATGATCGAGGTGGCTCGAGAATCAGAACATCCGAGGGCGTATGAAGTTTTATCAGGTATGATCAAAAACATATCTGATGTTAACGATAAACTAATGGATCTCCAGAAAAAACAAAAAGAACTGGAGAGAAAAAGTGAAGTACATCAGGTTGAGAATCAGCAAAACAACTTTTATATTGGCACATCAGCTGACATTCAACGATTGTTAAAAGGTGAAGTAATTGACGCAGGCGATACAGCGAGACGCATATCTGGGGAATCCGAACGTAAAGCGTGACGGAATCAACGAAGAGTGGACCGCTGAAAGAATATTAGAATATAAGAAGTGTATGGAAGATCCAATATACTTCGCTGAGACGTATGTAAAAGTGATCTCACTTGATAAAGGTTTGGTTCCGTTTATATTATATCCTTATCAACGACAAATGTTTGAGGACTTTAATGAGCATCGGTTTAACATTGTTCTCGCTTGCCGGCAAAGCGGAAAGTCGATATCTGTTTGCGCCTACTTGCTCTGGTATGCGATGTTTTATCCGGAAAAGACTGTGGCAATTCTCGCAAACAAAGGAGCAACTGCCAGAGAAATGCTCGGCAGGATCACGCTTATGCTTGAGAACCTACCGTTCTTTCTTCAACCCGGAACAAAAGCTCTCAACAAAGGTTCTGTTGAGTTTGGGAATAACTCTCGAATTATTACTGCGGCAACCTCTGGTAATTCTATCCGTGGTCTTAGTATCAATCTGCTTTATCTAGACGAGTTCGCGTTCGTTGAGAAAGCCGCGGAGTTCTATACCTCCACATATCCTGTTGTATCATCTGGCGCTGAAACAAAGGTAATCGTTACCTCAACAGCCAACGGCATTGGTAACATGTTCTATAAACTATGGGAAGGTGCCGAACAAAGAGTTAACGAGTTTCATTCTTTTCGAGTTGATTGGTGGGATGTTCCTGGTCGTGATGAAGCGTGGAAAGAACAAACTATAAACAATACATCCAAGCTGCAGTTCGACCAAGAATTCGGTAATACGTTCTTTGGTACTGGCGACACACTCATTAACGCCGAAACTCTTATGGAGTTACGAGCCGAACCACCAATAGAATACATAGAAAATGGAGAAGGATTGGTTTATAAAAGACCAATTGAAAAACATGAGTATATCATGTGCGTAGATGTCGGAAAGGGAAGAGGACAGGACTACTCAACTTTTACTTTAATCGATATTAGCGTCACGCCATTTGAGCAAGTGGCTGTATATCGGAACAACACTATTTCTCCATTGCTCTTCCCTGCTATTATATATAAGTACGCAAAAGTCTGGAACAACGCTTATGTAATTATTGAGTCAAATGACCAAGGATCACTCGTAGCAAACGGTGTATATCACGACTTAGAATATGATAACGTCCACGTTGAGTCTTCAGTAAAAGCTAACTTAGTTGGCCAACAGATGACTCGTAAGGTAAAACGACTTGGTTGTTCAGGACTCAAAGATCTCTTAGAAAACGGTAAGTTAAAGATCGTTGATGAACAAACTATTCTTGAGATATCTACCTTTGTCGGTAAGGGAAACACATATGAAGCGGCTGAAGGTAACAACGACGACTTGGTTATGAACTTAGTCATGTTAGGTTACTTTGCACAAACTCAGTTCTTTAACGATATGACTGATATTAATCTGAAAGAAATGTTGTATGCAGAGAGGATGAGAGAGATAGAAGAAGACATCGTACCGTTTGGTTTCGTAGACGACGGTTCAGATTACATTAAGCAAATTGAAGATCAGAACATAACACAGTGGCATATAGCCGGGTATGACGAATGAAATTAAATTTCATAAAATTATAAATATAGTTGTATAAGTGAATAACCGTATAATGCACCATATAAATAGAACCCATGAGGTAAGCTAATGGCACTTTTTGCACCATCACAAAGTCCTGCCGTTGTCGTCAAAGAAGTAGATCTTACAGGCGGAGTGCCTAACGTTCAGACTTCTACGGGCGCTTACGCAGGCAAGTTTATGTGGGGACCGGTCGACCAAAGAACTCTAATCGCAAACGAGGAAGAGTTAACAGAAACTTTTGGTAGCCCAAACACGTCTCACAGCATAAACTATCACGACGCAGCGTACTTCCTGCGTTATTCAAATGCACTTCAAGTTCTTCGTATTGCAGACTCAAGCTCTGCCAACTCAACAGCAACAACTGGTCAATTTGCGGCTTATGGAGTTGGTACATATACGAAGCCAAAAGTGAAAAACTCAACAAACTTCGATGCACAGCAGGCCGCTCTCGATTCAGACGGCCATACGTTTGTAGCACGTTTTCCCGGCACACTTGGTAACTCACTTCAAGTTTCAATTTGCCCACCTTCAGTCAATGATTCAGCCTTTGATGGTTGGACATACAAAAGTTCTTTCGACAGACCACCAGTAACATCAGACTATGCTGGCGATCGCGACGGATCAAACGATGAAGTTCACGTAGCCGTCGTTGACGTTAACGGTGAGTTTACAGGAACAAAAGGTACAGTTCTAGAAACATATCCTTTCCTCTCTGTTGCAACCGACGCTAAGTCAAGTACTGATGGATCCACACTCTACGTTAAAGACGTAATCAACTCACGTTCTGAATACGTGCACTTCGTTGACTTCGATTCTAACTTTACTAACTTCGGTAATGCTGGCACTGCAACCACATCAGGAACTGCTAAAGACTTCCTGGGTTCTGCAGTACAAACATCAGCCGTTGTTAACTTTGCGTTTGACTCAGGCGTGGACACAGGTACAGTTTCAACTGGTAATTACATCGCTGCTTTTGACTTCTTTGAAGACAAAGACGCTGTTGAAATTGACTTCCTGATCGCACCTGGTATGTCATCACGGGCAGACCAAACAACTGTTACTAACGACTTGATTGCAATTGCAAAAGATCGTAAGGACTGTGTAGTTGTATCAGGTCCAGCACGTACTGACGTAGTGAATGTAACATCTGACGCGACAGCCACGACTAATATCATCGCAACAGGTAACACGTTTAGCCGTTCAAGCTACAACATCGTAGCTGGTAACTACTTAAAAGTTTACGATAAGTACAACGATCAGTTCATTGAAATTCCAGCAAACTCATCAGTAGCTGGTATAATGGCTGAAACAGATCGTGTTGCTGCTCCATGGTTCTCACCAGCGGGCACACGTCGTGGTGGATTACTTGGTGTAACTGCAGTTAACTATAATCCGAACAAGACACGTCGGGACGAACTGTATAAAAACGGTATCAACCCAATTGTGAATCTTCCAGGTCAAGGGATTCTGTTGTTCGGTGATAAGACACACCAAAATAGACCATCGGCATTCGACCGTATTAACGTACGTCGACTGTTCCTTACTCTTGAGCGGGCCATTGAACGGGCTGCCAAGAACGTACTCTTCGAGTTTAACGACGAGTTTACTCGTGCAGAGTTCGTTAACATTATCGAGCCAGTGCTCCGTGATGTTAAAGGTCGCCGTGGTATTACAGACTTCCGTGTTATTGCTGATGAAACAGTTAATACACCAGCGGTTGTCGATCGTAACGAGTTCATTGCTAATATCTTTATTAAGCCAGCTCGCTCGATCAACTTTATCACACTTAACTTTGTCGCAGTTCGTACTGGTGTTTCCTTTGAGGAAGTATCAGGCAACGCGTTTTAATCTAGGGAGGATTTAACCAATGGCACTAGGTAGTGTAGACGAGTTCAAGTCAAGACTCACTGGCGGTGGTGCACGCGGTAATCTC